GTAATGGGGATGAAATTCCCCAACTAATTTGACATTACAAAGGCTGACACTTATATTTTATCATAAACAATTAAATAACACGAAAAAATGGCGACAAACAATTCACTCGACGCGGTACTGGCGCAGTACGAAAATTCAAAACAGGGGTCATCATCCACCTCTAAAATGTCTCAAGACGAAAGGATGAAAAAATACTTCGCGGCAATCCTTAAAGACAACGAAAAACAAGGACAAAAACGATTAAGAATTCTACCAACAAAAGACGGCTCTTCACCATTCAAAGAAGTTTGGTTTCACGAAGTTCAGGTAGATGGTAAATGGCAAAAATTCTACGACCCAGGTAAAAATGACAACGAACGTTCTCCTTTAACTGAGGTTTATGAAGAATTAATGGCAACAGGAAAAGAGTCTGATAAGAAGTTGGCAACACAATACAAACCACGTAAGTTTTATATTGTTAAAGTTGTTGATAGAGATAACGAATCTGATGGAGTTAAATTCTGGAGATTCAAACACAACTATAAAAATGAAGGAATCTTAGATAAAATTATTCCAATTTGGAGAGCAAAAGGAGACATCACAGACCCTGAAAAAGGTAGAGATATTATTCTTGAGTTAACCAAAGCAAAAACACCAAACGGAGCGGTATATACAGTAATTCAAACAATTATGTATGATGACCCGGCACCGATTCACGAAAAGAAAGAAACAGGCGATTCTTGGGTTAATGACGAATTAACTTGGGAAGATGTATACTCTAAAAAACCTGAAGAATATCTTGAGGCAATTGCAAGAGGAGAGACTCCACGTTGGGATTCAGATGCGGGTAAATACGTTTATGGAAATTCTGACGAACAAACAATTGATATGGGTAGTAAAAAATCTACAAAAGACCCACAGGCTGACGCAGAACCTGATGAAGATATGCCATTTTAAAATTTATTAATCATTGCGTGGACAAATCGTCCACGCTTTATTACATTTAACTTATGAAAGCGACGAATAACGAAAACAAAATTACAGAAAAAATGTATAAGGCTTTATGTGCCAAATACGAATCACAAGCTTTAGAGGCTGAGGCATCACTACTTGTTTATTTTACTTCACCTGTTGGAATTGGAGAACATCCACAACATATTGAAGAAATGGATAAACTTGTTGAAAAGATTGCAAACGCAAAAGACAAATTAGAAACAATTAAAGAATTCTATAAATACGAATAATTATGGCGATTAAGAAAAAAGAAATAACTTTAGATTCCATAAAATCTAAGTTCTCCACAAAAACTAAATATAAACCAGAGAGTTATTATAGTTGTGGAGATGCTTTTATGGGAGCTTGTGGGTTACCAGGTCCTATTATGGGAGGTATTAATATGTTCTTAGGGCACTCTAATAGTAGTAAAACAACCGCCATGATTTTGGCAGGAGTTGACGCTCAAAAGAAAGGACATCTACCCGTATTCATAATTACTGAAAAGAAATGGAGTTGGTCTCATGCGGTTGAACTTGGATTAAAAGCAGAACAAAATGAACAAGGGGAGTGGGACGGTGATTTTATTTTTAATGATAGTTTTGATTATATTGAACAAGCAACTGATTTTATAAATGAAGTTTTAGATGCTCAAGAAAAAGGAGAATTACCATATAGTTTATTATTCTTATGGGATTCTGTTGGGTCAATCCCATGTAAAATGACCTTTGAAGGTAAAGGTGGAAAAATGCACAACGCATCTGCTTTAGCGGATAGAATAGGAATGGGAGTACATTCAAGAATATCTAAATCAAAAAAAGAAGATTATCCTTATTATAATACTATGGTAGTAGTTAATCAACCTTGGGTTGATTTACCTGACAATCCATTTGGACAACCTGAGATTAAGGCGAAAGGTGGAGAGGCATTGTGGTTGGCATCTTCTTTAGTTTTTCTATTTGGAAATCAAAAGAAAGCAGGTATTAATCATATTACCGCAACTAAAAATGGTAGAACTGTTAGATATGCTATTAGAACCAAAATATCGATTATTAAAAATCACGTAAATGGTTTGGGTTATAATGATGGTAAAATTATTGCCGTACCACAAGGTTATATTTCCGATACAAAAGAGGCTTTGGAAGAATATAAAAAACAATATTCTAGTTATTGGAATGCTGTTCTTTCAGGTACAGGGGAAATTTTATTAGATGAAGAAGTTGTAGATAGTTTGGAAGACTAAAAAACAAAAAGTGATTAAAACATTATTGGTTGACGGAAACAACCTATTTAAAATAGGACTTCACGGAGTTAAGGATTATTACCATAATGCTAGACATATTGGGGCAATCTGGCACTTCGTGAATACTTTAAGAAAATTTATTGAAGAAAGTAATTTCGACAAAGTAGTTGTATTTTGGGATGGAAATGAGAATTCAGTTGCTAGAAAAACAATTTACCCTCAGTATAAAGAAAATAGAAGAGAATTAGACAACCCATTCAAAGAAGAATCTTCTAATTATCAGAAAGAAAGAATCAAACAATACTTAGAAGAAACATTTGTAAGACAAATCAATGTTGAAAAGAATGAGGCGGATGATTTGATATCATACTATTGTCAAATTTCAACTAACGAACACAAAACAATATTCTCATCCGACAAAGATTTAACCCAATTAATTTCAGAAAACGTAACAATATATTCACCTTCAACAAGACAATATTATAAGCATGGTGATAAGATTAGAATATACGATTATGAGTTCCCACACTATAATATAAAGACTTATAAGATATTATCGGGAGATAAATCAGATAATATTGACGGAATCTACTATTTGGGGGAAAAAACTTTAGTAAAATTATTTCCTGAGATACTTGAAAAACCAATTTCTTTTACCGATATTTTAAATAGAGCTGAAGAACTCTTAAAAGAGGACAAAGAGAACAAGGTATTAAAGAATTTACTAACAGGAAAAACAAAAACGGGAATATATGGAGAGGAATTCTTCGAAATCAATCAAAAGATTGTTGACTTATCAAACCCAATTATCACAGAAGAAGGAAAAGAAATCGTTGAACTTTATTATAATGAAACATTAGACCCTGAAGGAAGAGGTTATCGAAACTTAATTAAACTTATGATGGAAGATGGTTTTTTTAAGTTCCTACCAAAAGGAGATGACGCATGGGTTAATTTTATAAAACCATTTTTAAAGTTAACAAGAAAAGAAAAGAAAAAATACCAAACAAATAAATAATATGAAAGAGCAACAAGAAAGCACAAAGTTAGAGTTTGTAATGATGGTTAACAATAACATCATCGTACAAAGATTCTTCAATGTTAGAGATTATAATCCTAACGCAAAAAGTTCACTTGAACTGTATGAGTATCTAAAAGATTTAAAGGATGAATTATCCTATGAATTAAAGATGAAGACCGCAGTTTATATGTTGGATAACAGGTATGAGATTGAGAACAATCCTGAAGTTTTAAACACGTCTTATACTGACGGACCTGAATCATTTAATATCTTTCTTAAAGAAGGAGATAAGACAATTTGTCATAGAAGATTCGACGCAAAAATCTATCCACCTAAAATAAGATACACCGTAGACATACGTCCGCACATAAAAAGTATTCTTTCGGGTTTAACTGACATTTTTTCATCTGAAAATTTAACTTACAAATACCTTGAAGTTAATACAATTTAAGAATATTTATCAATACAATTATATAACTTATGGCGTCAAACAAAAATTTCGAGTATCTAGGTAGTACTTTCCAACTTCAACTTCTAAACCAAATTATCGTAGATAAAGATTTTTCAAGGTCAATTATTGATGTCATGGATTCTCAATACTTTGAGAATAAGTATTTCAAATTAATATTCCAAATGATTAAGGAATATTACGGGAAATACGAACACACCCCTAATTTCGATACTTTAGAACAAATTACTAAGTCTGAATTACAACAAGAATTAGCGTCTAAAATAGTTTTAGATACGTTAGTTAAAGTTAAGGACGCACCTCACGAAGGAAGTACCTTCGTTCAAGACAAAGCAATGAAATTCTGTAAACAACAAGAATTACAGAAAGCAATTACTAAGGCTCAAAAAGTAATCGATGGCGGTGAATTTGAGAACTATGAACAATTAGAAACCTTGGTTAGAGAGGCTTTACAAGTTGGAGAGAGAGAAGACGGAATGTCTGACGTTTTCTTTAACCTAGATGATGTATTAAATGAAGATTACAGACACCCTATCCCTATGGGAATACCGGGTATTGATAGATTATTAAAGGGAGGTTTGGCAAAAGGAGAAATTGGCGTTATCTTAGCACCAACTGGCGTAGGTAAATCAACATTCTTGACTAAAATATCAAATCACGCGTATAATCTTGGATATAACGTCCTTCAAATCTTTTTTGAGGACAATCCAAAGATTATTCAAAGAAAACATATTACTTTATGGACAAAGGTTCATCCTGATGAATTATCCATATGGTTTTATTAGATTATATTGATTGTGTTGTTCCTGATAAGAACTTAGGTGACGAATGGAAATCAGAAGGTTCGGTTATGAGAGCATTTGAAGCGATGTGTCACGAACTATCAATAGTTGGATGGACGGCAACACAAGGTAATAGAAGTTCAATTTCATCTGAGGTTGTAACAACAGACCAAATGGGTGGGTCAATTAAAAAGGCTCAAGTTGGTCACGTTATCATATCTGTTGCAAAAACATTACAACAAAAAGAAATGAAACTTGCAACCATTGCAATTACAAAATCACGTATCGGAGATGATGGTGTGGTTTTTGAGAACTGTAAATTTGACAACGGGATGTTAGAGATTGATACTGAAAGTTCGGTAACATTCTTAGGATTAGAAGAACAAAAAGAAGAACAAAATAGACAAAGAGTAAAAGATTTACTTGAGAAGAGAAAACAAAGACAGCAAAATAATTAATTATGGAAAAAATATTAAAAGAGAATCCAAACAGGTTTGTTATATTTCCAATCGAATATAATGATATTTGGGAATACTATAAACAACACCAAGCCGCTTTTTGGACGGCAGAAGAAATTGATTTAACGGGAGATATTCGAGATTGGGAAAACCTTTCAGATAATGAAAGATATTTCATCAAAAATATTTTATCGTTTTTCGCCGCGTCAGACGGTATTGTAAATGAAAATCTGGCAGAAAATTTCTACAGAGAAGTTCAATATCCTGAGGCTAAATTCTTCTATGGATTTCAGTTGATGATGGAGAACATACACTCATTAATGTATTCTTTATTAATTGATACTTATGTCTCTAACCCCAAAGAAAAAGATGATTGCTTTAACGCAATCGACAAGTTACCTGCGGTTCAAAAAAAGGCTACGTGGGCTCTTGAATGGATTAAAAACGCATCTTTCCAAGAAAGATTGGTGGCATTTGCCGCGGTAGAAGGAATATTCTTCTCAGGTTCTTTCTGTTCTGTATTTTGGTTAAAATCAAGAGGAATTATGCAAGGTTTGTGTAACGCAAACGCATTAATATTTAAAGATGAAAACTTACATTGTGATTTCGCAATTCATTTGTTAAACAATCACGTTGAAGATAAACCAAGCGAGAAACGAATTAAAGAAATTTTATTGTCCGCATTAGAAATTGAAAAGGAATTTATCACCGAATCATTACCGGTATCATTAATAGGTATGAATTCAAATCTAATGAAACAATATTTGGAATTTGTGGTAGACGGTCTACTTGTTAAATTGGGTTGTAAAAAACAATTTAATGTAGAACAACCATTCAAGTTTATGGAACAAATTGCCGTTGAAACCAAAGGAAACTTCTTTGAATCAAGAACCGTTGAGTACCAAAAGGCTAAATTAAATGAAACAATTAATTTTACAGAAGATTTTTAACATGATGTCACTAAAGATTAAAAAAAGAAGTGGAGAGGAAGTATCTTTTAACCCACAAAAGATTTATAATAGAATTAAAAAGGCCGCAAAAGGATTAAATGTTAATTCTGATGAGATTTTTATTAAAGTTATAACATCAGTTCCTGTTGAGGGGCATATCACAACAAAAGAATTAGACAAATTAGTGTATGAGATTGCCGCCGCTTATACTGGTAGTCATCACGACTATTCCCGTTTAGCGTCTTCAGTTGCGATATCATCTTATCATAAAGAAACTAATCCAAGTTTTTACGAGACTATGGAAGAACTTTATGAAGCCGGTATTGTTAACAAAGATTTCATTATTTTAATGCAAATGTTTGGTAAAGAAAAAATTGATTCCATAATAAATCACGACAATGATTATAATTTTGATTATTTTGCTTGGAGGTCGCTGCAAGAAATGTATCTTTTAAAGTTACCTAACGGTAAAACTATTGAAAGACCACAACATATGTATATGAGAGTTGCGTTATGGGTAACAAATAGCTTTGATGATGCTATTGAGTACTATAAGTCATTATCAAATCAGTTAATTTCTCCGGCAACACCAATTATGATTAACGCAGGAACAAAAGTACCTCAGTTAGCATCGTGTGTATTACACTACAACAACTCAGATTCAAGAGAAGGACTCCTTCAAACAATGAATGACATCTCAACTTACTCATCTGACGCTGCCGGTATCGGTTTATCTATGAGTAACATTAGAAGTAAAGAAAGTAGAATATCAACTTCAGGGGGATTTGCGGGAGGGTTATTAAAATACCTTAAAATTGTTAACGAGTCATTAAGATTTTTTAATCAACAAGGCAGAAGACCCGGTAGTGCCGCAATTTACCTTGAACCTTGGCATAAAGATATTTTTGACCTATTAGAAATTAAAAAGAATACGGGAGCGGAAGAATTAAGAGCGAGAGATTTATTTACTGCACTTTGGATTCCTGACAATTTTATGAGAGCGGTTAAGAACAATGAAGACTGGTATTTATTCTGTCCTAACGACATTAAAAAGGCGGGTATTAAACCACTACAAGAATGTTATGGTGATGAATACGAATCCAATTACGCTCTTGCCGTTTCAATGGGACTTGGAAAAAAAGTTAAAGCTCAAGATGTTTGGACTAAAGTTATTGAATCTCAAGTTGAAACAGGAGTTCCTTATTTATGTTCAAAAGATAATGCTAATAAAAAGACTAATCATCAAAACATTGGAGTTATTAAACAATCGAATTTATGTAATGAGATTTATCAATATACTGATGAGAAAACGACCGCTATCTGCACACTATCTTCAATGGTATTAAAAAACTTTATTGTTGACGGTAAATTTGATTTTAAGTTACTATATGATGAAACAAGAAAAGTTGTAAAAGCACTAAACAAAGTGGTTGACGTAAATAATTATTCAACCGAAAAAGGTAAAAAAGGTGGGTTAGAACAGAGAGCAATTGCAATAGGAACACAAGGACTTGCGGATGTTTTCTACTTAATGGATTATGGATTTACATCGCCTGAAGCGAAAAAACTAAATAAGTTTATTTTTGAAACTATATATTTTGCCGCAATTACAGAAAGTAATGATTTATGTAAAAACGGAAAAAGAAAACCATATGAGTTCTTTGACGGTTCACCAATGTCAAAAGGTGTATTTCAGTTTGATATGTGGGGATTAAAAGATATTGATTTATCAGGAATGTGGGATTGGACTCAATTAAAAGAAGATGTTAAAAATTATGGTGTGTGTAACTCATTATTCACAGCACAAATGCCTGTAGCGTCATCAGCAAAAATTACTGGTTCGTATGAAATGACAGAACCCGCTCATTCGGCAATTTTTAATAGAAGAGTTGTTGGAGGTGAGATTATGATTGTTAACAAATACTTAATTAACGATTTTGAAAAACTTGGTATTTGGTGTGAAGACCTAAAAAATGAAATCATTTTAAATGAGGGGTCAATACAAGGAATTAATTTTAATAATTACTTAGATGTTGAAGATAAAAATTATCATAAAAAAGTTAAACGTATTGAAAATTTAATACCAAAATACAAAACAATTTGGGAAATTTCACAAAGAGAATTAATTGATATGGCGGCAGATAGAGCACCATTCATTGACCAATCACAATCAATGAATATATACATGAGTAACCCTACTCTATCAAAAATAACATCATCACACTTCCATTCTTGGGAGAAAGGTTTAAAAACTTTATGTTATTATGTTAGAACTAAAGCAATCTCAACGGGAGCAAAACATTTAGCGGTTGATATCTCAAAAATAGAAAAACCTAAAACAACTCCTGAAGCACCAAAGGTAGATTTTAAATTACCTGAAAAACCTAAAAACAGTGAATTTGAATGTTTTGGATGTTCTTCTTAATATTAATCCCGACATAGTTCGGGATTTTTTATTTATATCTATTTATAGAAAATAAACAGAACATATATTTATATGTATGGCAGAATACCCAACATATGGAATAAATTTTCCATTTAGAGATTCTTATGAAGGAACTTATTTTGATTTATCTGTTAATTCTGAGGAAGAAGTTAGGTCAAACTTAATCCATTTGCTATTAACAAGAAAAGGAACGAGATATTTTTTACCTGATTTTGGAACTAGATTATACGAATTTATTTTTGACCCAATGGATGGACCTACTTTTTCAGAAATTGAAGGAGAAATAAGAGAATCGGTTTCTCAATATATTCCGGGAATAACAATAACTAATATTGAAGTAAAACCGGCCTCTGAAGATGAAGAAGGTAGAGGGACTTATATTAATTCTGACGGTAAAAGAGAATTTGTTGTACCGGGTATTAGTCAAAAAGAACATACCGCAAAAATAAAGATTGATTACATATTAACTGAAACTGCTTTTAATACAAGTGATTTTGTAATTATTAATATTTAAAAAATATGGCAAATAAAAAAATATCTTACACAACAAGGGATTTCCAATCAATAAGAACTGAATTAATTAATTTTACAAAAACTTATTATCCTGACTTAGTTGAGAACGTTAATGACGCCTCCATCTTTTCAGTTTTAATAGATTTAAACGCGGCGGTAACTGATAACCTACAATATAATATTGATAGAAGTATACAGGAGACGGTATTACAATATGCACAACAAAAATCATCAATATATAATATTGCTAGAACTTACGGGTTAAAAATTCCGGGACAAAGACCTTCAGTTGCTTTAGTTGATTTCTCAATTACGGTACCGGCGGATAATGATAAAGAAGATTTAAGGTATTGTGGGATTTTAAGAACGGGAGCACAAGTTAATGGTGCTGGCCAAATTTTTGAAACTGTTTATGATATAGATTTTAGTTCAGATGTTAATGTTGAGGGGGTTACTAATAGACTAAAAATTCCTAATTTTGATGCCAATAATAAATTGATTAATTATACCATAGTTAAAAGAGAAACTGTTGTTAATGGAGTTACTAAAGTTTTTAAAAGAGTTATAACCCCTAACGATATTAAACCATTTTTTGAATTATTTTTACCCGAAAGAAACGTGTTAGGAATTACAAGTGTATTACTTAAAGACGGAACTCAATACGCTAACGTACCAACAACTCAAGAATTTTTATCATTGGATAATAGATGGTATGAGGTTAAAGCTTTAGTAGAAGACAGAGTCTTTGTAGAAGACCCAACTAAAGTATCAGATAACCCCGCAATAAAAGTGGGAAAATATTTAACAGTACAAAATAAATTTATCAGTGAATTCACACCTGAAGGGTTTTGTAAACTAACCTTTGGAGGAGGTTCACAATCTGCTGATGAACAACTAAAAGAATTTGCGAGAAACGGACTTAAATTAGACCTTTATAAATATTCTAATAATTTTGCGTTAGGTAGTACTTTAAAAGCAAATACAACTTTATTTGTGCAATATCGAATTGGAGGTGGTACAGGAAGTAATTTAGGTGTAAATGTTATTACTCAAATAGGAACGGTATCATTTTTTGTTAATGGACCTTCACAATCAATGAACACAAATGTTATAAATTCTTTAAGGTGTAATAACGTAACCGCGGCAATTGGTGGTGCTAACAATCCAACAATGGAAGAAGTTAGAAATATGGTGGCGTTTAATTTTGCTGCCCAAGATAGAGCTGTAACTATTAATGATTACGAATCAATAATAAGAACTATGCCTTCTAAATTTGGAGCGCCGGCAAAAGTAAGTATTGTTGAGGAAAACAATAAAATAAAAATTAAGATGTTAGCGTATGATGACACTGGAAATTTGACAGAAACTATATCAAATACGTTAAAAAGTAATGTTGCTAATTATTTATCAAACTACCGAATGATAAACGACTACATTTCAATAGAAACCGCTAATGTTATTGATTTAGGTATTAATATTAGTGTTGTTTTAGACGGTGCTCAAAACCAAGGTTCAGTTATATCACAAATAGTTAATGTTGTTTCTAATTACTTTGCACCAGGAAATAGAGAAATGGGTCAAAATGTCAATGTGTCCGAAATAAGGAGACTAATTCAAAGTCAAAACGGAGTTATTACAATATCAGAAATAAAGTTCTTTAATAAAGTGGGAGGTCAATACTCTTCATCACAAACATCCCAAAGATATGCGGTTCCGGCAACAAGAGAAATTGAATTAGTTGACGATACAATATTTGCAGAACCAAGCCAAATGTATCAAGTTAGATTTCCAAGTAAAGATATTGTTGTTGCTCTTAAAAATCTAAGAAACACTAATTTCTCCTAATAAATTTATTTTAAAAAAACTTAACTTATCTTTTTGAAAATAGACCATAAACTATTTATCTAAAAAGATTTTTTATATAATGCCGAATTCAATTAGGATTAGAACACAAGTTGGAGTTGATAAATCAATCAGAGTTTTATTAAACCAAGATTTTGAATATTTGGAGATATTATCTCTAAAAATATTACAAAGTCAAATATACAACAGACAATGTTCTGATTACGGAGTAGTTGTTGGTAGAGTTACCTCAAATAACGGATATGGAATCCCAAATGCTAAAATTTCAATTTTTATTCCTTTAGACCAAGAAGATGAAACTAATCCGATAATTTCTGAATTATATCCTTATAAATCATTAAGTGATGTAAATGAGGATGGTTATAGGTATAATCTATTACCTTATGTTTATGATTTTTGGAGTTCCTGTGGGACAACAAACAATACATGTTGATATTGATTTATCAGACATTGGTGAATTTTCATTATCGCCTCAAGATTTGATAAGAATGGGTGTTGCCACAGAATCTCAGATTTCAGGAACAAAATTTAGGTCATCTACAAATTTAGCAGAATTACCTCAAATAATTTCTATTAATAGGGTTATACAAGTAGAGCCATTATGGGGTCAACCTGAGATTTGTAATTTAGGTATAACAAGAACAGATTTTGATTTAACTGATGAGGCTAATATAACAATAACCCCGACCGCAATTTTTATGGGTTCTATATTTTCAGATATAGATACAATGGCGTTAAAATCAAATTGTAAACCAAGATTAAAACAAGGTGAACTATGTAATTTAATTGCCGGTCCTGGAGAAATACTAACTATAAGACAAACAATATTTCAAGACACATTAGGAAGACCGTTTTTAGAATCTTTTGATTTAGAATCAGGAGGACAAGTTATTGATGAAAACGGAACATGGCTTGTTGATATACCAATGAATTTAGATTTTGTTACAACAAACGAATTTGGTGAAAAAGTTTTATCTAACGACCCAAAAATTGGTGTACCCACTAAGGCAAAATATAGATTTAAAATAAAATGGAATCAATCTCCAACATTAAATGAAGACACAAAGAGAGGTTATTATTTAGTACCAAATATCAGAGAATTTGGTTGGGATTCCGGAGGTAATACAGTTATTAATCAAACATTACTTCGTAAATCATACGCATTTAGTATTAATTGGGACGATTATGTTGACCCTCAATCAGGAATTAATTGTGAAGATTCATTTTATGAAATGGCTTATAATAAAGTTTATTCTGTTTCACAATTAATCGATAAACACAGACAAGGTACATTACCAAATAGGTTTGTTAGTATAAAGAATATATTAGATGAAAGTTGCGAAAGCGAAAATAACAGATTTCCAACAAATGATGCGGTATATAGAGGAGATATTATATTCTTAATATTTTTATTTTTTATCAGTATATTTCAAATTATAATGTTACCACTGGTTGTGGTGATTCATGTTTTATATGTTCTAATAATCATTGTAAAATACTTGGGTATTTTTTTGGCTGCTCTAAGTTTTTATTTCCTACTTAAAGAAGTATCTTCGGCAATTGCTGCTTTAAATATTGGTGTCGTTACCCCTGCCGGACCTGTCTCCCCAAATTTTAAATTATTTTTTATATCCCTTAAAAAGGCTATTGGTTGGGGATTAGCAACCGTTGCTTTTGCATTTTTATGGAAAAAATTAAAAGACGTTAAACTTAAACCATTTAGTTTACCTATAATGTTGTATGACCAATGTGAATTTTGTGATTGTAATCAAGAAGAAAATGACATACAAGATAGTTACGAATCTGAAGTTGCGGGAGGTATGCCAAGCTTACCTGGTGCAGGAAGTCCGTCACAAAGCACTTCAGGAGTTGGAGGAGGTGCCGGTGCAATTGGAGGAAATTCTTCCGATATTTCTAATAATGTACAAGGTCAAATATCAGAATTTTACACCAACAACTATTTTCTTAATTTAGTTAGCAGTCAACCAATATATTCATTTATAGGACAATCAGTTGCGGGTCAAGAATTTTTAAACCCACCTACAGATACTCCGGTTTGCGGTAGTTTAGTTCCTAATTTAACCCTTAGTGTCGACTCTTCAGGTAATGAAGACTATGTATTCACAAGTAGTTTAAATTTAGGTGAAAGAATTAATTTATTTAATACGAAGGCTAAATTTTTTGACGAAATCCCAAACAACCCTGGAGGAGGTGTCAACCAAATTAAAGTAAGTTTCTTAACAGGTGGGACTATGACTTCGGATATTGACGCTCATTATGATAATATTGTATTCTTAATGTTAACTCCTGATAGTTTACAAAGTTTTAATGATGGAGATATTATAACTTTCCAAAATCCTAGTTTTAGTAAAGATGTTAATGTTGTTGGAGGACCAACAAATCAATACGGTAATAATTCAATAACGGGAACACCGGTTAACACCGCCGCTTATCCTGTAACAGTTAATTATGTTAAACCCGATGGAACTCCTGGCTCAGTAAATTACACAATACCAACACCAAATTCTGCCGATACCAACTATCACAAATATCCTATTGATTTAGAATACTTCCAAGTGATAACCGCGATGACTTATTCAAATTTTGCGTCGCAACAAGGAACAACATTAACGAATTCATTAAACAAACGTTTTTTGAATAATACTATGTGGTTTTTAAAGATATATAAAGATGGTGCTCCTGATAATCAATCAGAACCAATTACCGGTATAAATCCATTAACCGCTTTTGACGACTACCAAAATCAGGTATGTTTATTTTTAGTTAGAGGAGTTGACCCATATTCATCAAAACAACCTGTAACGTATGATTTAAGTAAAATATTTGGACATTCATCTTATAATAATGTTCTTATTAAAGGTTTTTATAAATTAAATCAACCTATCGTAGGAGGGTTTAAAAACATAAGACATAATTTAACTAATAGTACAGATTTAGACTCATCATATTCCAACTCCAACTTATATTTTAAATCATTTAATTATCAACCATCAACAACACAATTTAGTGGATTTGGTTCAAATTTACCATCATATTATTCTAACTTAGATAATAATTTAAATAGCGTCACTTTTGGTACTTGTTGTAACCTTAGTCCATTATATCTGAACACAGTTTTAAGTCAAACTACTTATGGTGCTAGAGCAATTGGTAATATTACCTATTCCTCATCTTCCCCAACAGGGTGGTATGGTAAAAACGCCTTTGTATATGAATTTAATACCCCTGTTTTTTCATCAAGTTCACCACCACCATTACCATTAGTCCCTTATTACGCTCCAACCCCCAATAATACATTATCAAAAAACAGAGGGTATTTTGTTTCCGAAATTGTTGAAGGGGGGGGTTTAATGATTATGGATGTTACTATAAGAGATACAACCATTGGAAGTCCTGCCGTTGTAACTGCGTATCTATCAACATCATATTCTACAGCAACAACCGTAACATACCCAACAACAATCAAAACAAATAGAAAAACAGTAATGAGGTCTGATAGATTACCAACTTCAACAAATGTTTTTTCAAATTGTGAAATAGATTATTTATTACAAAATAACCCAAATTTTTCAATTTATGTTATTGGAGAAAATGGAATATTACCTTCACAAACCACTACAATACCTTTTTTAACTCAAGGTCCTTATGATGGAAATACTTTTACATCCAATACATTAAATAATACTGTTATTAATAGTTTAAATGAATGTCAGGATTCGGTACCATTAAAATGTTATGAATTTGTTGGAGATGAATTTAGATTAAAAACGGGGGATGCTTGTAAAAGTACCGAATATGATGGAAGTCCTAAATTAATATGGAAAACAGGATGTTATAAATTAGTTACAAGAATTTTGTTATCAATACCAACAGACTTTTTATTAATTGCGGAATGGGCTGCGAGAACTAAAATAGTGTTCGGAGCTTGTAGGAATGTATTTTCACATGTGTTCACAAATAATTGGATTAATGGTTCTTTATACGCATTTGCGTTTAAAAATAATAGAATTTTTAATAATCAAAACCAACCAACAAGTGATATATGTGATAGAACAGTTTATTTTGACCCAACAACAAATAATTTTTATTATAGAAGTAGCCCATACTATTCAGGAACAACAGAACAATATTTTTGTGGGTCACCTGGAACTGAATCAACAGTTCAGTTAGGTAATTTAAGATACCCAACAACATTAATTGATTTAGGTCCTAGAAATTTTTATCTACAAGAAATTATAATGTCTGATGATTATGACGGATATGTTGTTAGTCAATTAAGAACAACAACATTTGGAGACGTATCAGAAATTTTTAACATTTTTATGTTATCAAGAATGGCTAATTCAGGATTTTGGAGTCAAGTTTTTGGTAGCGGAGGTAACAGTGTGTTAAAATACTTTGACAGTAGAGGTAGATTTCAAGTAGATGCTGACTACGCTCAAATGATTTCTATAAATTCTGAGTTAGGAGTTAATGAATTTCAAAGTGAAAGTTATCCTGATGTACCAGGAACAGGTCCAATTTATTTTAGTAATGGGGGCTCAGAAAATGGTATATTTGGAATTTTCTTTTCTTCGGACACTCAAGTTAGAGATTTCATATCTCCTAAAAGAACTATTATAATACCTTCAGGAGCGTCAACAAATGACTGTACTTTTAGTTATTTTAATGTTAAAACTCAAAAAGTTCCATTTTATCAATGGCAACTTAAAGATAATCCTAGTACCGCTAATATATTTGGGGCACAATCAAATACTTGGTTTACTGAACCTTTAGATGGTCAAAAATATTTTTCCAATTATTATCAGAAAATGGATAGATTGACAGAATCATCAAGATATTTTAGAACTTTACCTGGTATAACTAATAATAGTTATAATAAAGGGTATATATATAATGTTAATAATTCAGGACAATATAGTTCGGATTTATCTTTCCAAGATTATAATAACTTAGTCAATGGTAAAGAAAAACATATAACAGTAGGTGGACCATTTCATTTTTATTTTGGACTTAAAAAAGGAAGAAGTGCTTGGGATAGATTCGCTAGAAAATGGATAGGGTTTGAAAATATAACAAATTAAAATGGGTAATAATAACGAAAATAGAGTTGTATTAGGGTCTCTAAGATATAAGTCAGCAACAGATACTAATTTACTTTTTAGTGTTCCGTTAATTCAAAATTCGAAACATAATGTCGAATTTGATAGGACAGTTGATATTAGTCTAGAAGATGTTTTCCAAGGAGAAAGACAAAGTTCAGGTAACTTTAGACCGTCTTGTAAATTCACTATATTATTTAAAAACTCTTATTCAGGTAAAACAAATTATGAACCATTTGAAAATAACCTATATTACTTAAATCCTGAAATAACCGCGGCTCAAAATTGCCCACCAAATCCAAATATATATTGGCCAGGATTACCACAGTACAATGAATTCGATTTTATTAGAAATGATAATAATGTTACAGGTTATACCCAACCACCAAATCAACATTTAACTTTTATACCAAAAAGTGCGTCCAATTATAATTGGATGTTCTATATGACATATGCCAAAAGTAACGACTATACAAAACCAATGAAAGTTTATGAAAGGTATAGTGGACAATACATTAATTGGGTTTCGGGAGATGGAATACCTTTTGTAATTGAAAATGTTACTGAGAATGGTTTAGGTATTGTTAAATTTATTTGTCCAATTAAACACGGATTAAATGCTGATGAGTTTGTTAAATTAAGTTTTTCATACAACGGAAAAAATTTGTTTAAAATTGATTCTTTAGGTGACGCTAATTTTGGAAGTGAAGAATATATTTTTAATATTATAAATGTTGGATTTACAGGTACAACGTTTAATAACGGAGTTATTGGAACTTTTAAAAGAGTTATTTTAGGGGATAATCCTTCAGATTCTACTTCAGAATATTATGTAAGAAAACATAAAGTATTAACAAAATTAGATAATGCTGTTTTAACAAAATGCGGGTTTGAACAAAATATTTTTGGTATTAGTAAGAAATATGAGTCAATGGCTTATACTCCTAATAGAATGTCAAGAGTTTCAATAAAAGAAGGTGCTCAATCATATAGTTTATCATTTAATGAAGATATACAAATAAATGACATAATCGACAATCAAAAAAGACCAATAAGTGAGTTATTTTTTACTGTTGTATGGAGAGGTTATTTTGGATGGACATTGGGTGCAAAAAAACAAGGATGGGATTTTAATCTACCTTTAGTTTTTAATCAACCTAGTGATTGGTGGGACTTATTAAATACAAACTCTGAAACCAACCTACCAATAGATAGTTATAATACATCTTGGTCATCTCCTTTTTTATATACAAGAAGTTTAACGACAGGAGATACTTTAGATGGGGATTATTGTGAATGGAATGACTATGAACAAAAAGAGAGAGTAATATCAACATTAAATCATAAGATAAACTTCAATTCTAATAATTTTGATACAGGAGGAGTTTTATCAAATAGTTTAGGGTATTATTACAAACCACATAATCTTATTAAGATAAGAGACTATTCTGATTATATAGAAGAGGGAGACGCTAGTCAAATAGTTATTGATAGTAATGGAATTGGTGTTGATTATCCGTTTTTAACGGAACTCACTACCCATTTTCTAATTTTATTTTTAGAATAATTCCTGAAGGAACTAATTATAGTGAGAGTGTCATAAACGTACCAACAATAGATTTCTGTGAATAAATTTTATTTTACATTACCTGACGTAACACAAGGAATACAATTACCATTAGAAATGAAATGGGATTTTGACGGCAGAAATGACAGTATTGAAGTATACGAAGATGAGGTACTTGAAACAGTAATAGGTGTACCAACAGATTACGAAATATTAAGATTTTCACACAACGAACATCTTAATAGTCAATTAACAGACATTAATTATCAATTTAATTTTTTTAGTGGAAATCCAATCACAGTAACATCATCAACAATTTCTAATTGGGTAAATAGTTATTTGGTTGAAGGGTTTTCATCTGATGACTTATATTACTATAGAAGACCTTTTACTAAGTCATTTTTTAAGTTAGATTTCTATGATACTCCAAATACCACAACACAGACAAATTATTTTACTATAATAATACCAACACAACAAGGTGAAACAATGACGGCTAGTATCTCACCATTGTCACCATTTAATAATGTTAAAGTAAAAAAACCAAAATTTAAATTAGATTATGTTGGGGATAAAGAAGGGTTCTTTCTCTATTGGTTAAGAAAAAAAGATTTTTTAGATATTAGTACTTTTTATATTTCCGCTAAATTTTTTAACGCTAATTTAGGAGAATTCGTAAGAATGATGAATAGACCACAGTCATCATTACCAAATAAATTTATTTTTAATAGTGATGAATATTTCTATTACAAAGTAGAGTTAAACTACAGTGGTAAAACCTATCAGGTTACTGATTATAATAACTCAAGAATAGGTACTACAACACCAATTTTATGGTATGAATATATTAATCCGCCACAATAATGGAAGATAGAATTTATCATATAAAAATTTCTCCGGAGGTAATAACTAATGACATATTTCCAGCAATATGGAGCGGAGGAACTATTATTCCTCAAATATTTGATGATGAATGCTGTGACATTACAACCACAACAACAACACTTAGAATAACAGGAACGACTTATGTTTATTCATCAATGACACAAATTTTGTCAGGAGGGACAAACGGTAGTTCACTTTTAACAGGACTCACGGTACCAATTTTTTTAAGTGAGAATACAGTTGATGTTGGGTATTATTCAGCCTTTGATGGCGCGATTTCACAACAAGATACAATGTTAAATTTTGTATTCAGTGCTTTTACAGGAGCTCCTTATACGTATTATTTTTATAATACATCCGATGTAGATTTTAAAAAATATTTGAATTTTTCAACATATAGAATAGATTGGGGTGACGGAAGTCCAACACAATTAGCATCTAGTGTAGCACCCGCTTTTTATACTCACACATACTCAATAACACCTGCAACATATACAATTACTACGTCAGGAATGAGTCCTTGGGGGTATAATTTAATTAAAAAAACGGTTTACGTTCCGTTTACAGGAGTGACAATTGATAACCCAAACGGAGAGGTGTATTTTTTTCCTTCTGGGGGCAATTGGTCTGCAACACCAATAAGTTATGAATATATTTTTAGCGGAGATTCAATTTGTGATGTTGACTTACAAACAAGCGATAACTATACAACTGTACCGTTTATTGTTAGTGGATACACAAACTCAAGTTTAAAAGATTTAGAACAATACGGAACTCCAAAATACAAATTAGGTATTCAAGTTACGGGAGACACTGGAACTATTGGTACGTTTTTAGGTTCTGATTCAGGAAATACATACACCGCATACACCATTAATGATGTTGATTACTACGATTTTAATGACGGAACAACTATTTTTTTCGTTTATTCTTCAGGTTTCACATCAGATATGATAACATGCACCGCAATAACAAAAAATGAAGTACTACTTAACGTAATTGACCAACCAGAAATTTATTCCAGTGTATTTATAGAACGAGGAAAGTATTCAGGGCTAGAAAGAGTGCAAAGATTAGGTGAGGTTGATAGTATAGGAGATTTAACTAGTTACGGATATAAATTTTTTAATATAATTAATACATAAAATGGCAACAGGAACGTATGGAACGATAAGACCCGCAGATGTATCACCCGAAGATGTTGATATAATTTTAAATTATACACCATCGAGAGACGATACCAATAATTTTTTATTAACTAAATTAGACGCGTCGTCAATATTAAAACCTTATTTTAATAATTCAAATACCGGAGGTAATGCGAATGTTGAAATTTTAGGTGGGTTATATAATTTAAAATTACCGGCAGACCAATTCAATAAAATTGGTATTTACACATTATTGATTAGACCCGCACAAATAAGAACAAAAATTTTGGATTGTGGAGTATTATCCGCGCTACCAAACGTAAGAGGATTAATTATTGATTTAAATTCAGTACCCGTAAAATTTAGAAATAAGTTTATTAATCAGGGACTTGTTGGGTTTAGAATTGAGTATTTAAATTCAGATGGTAGTAAAATTCCTAATTTTTTTAGATTAATAACCTCATCGTTTTTTTGTGAACCAGTTGTTCAAAATTTAACAAACACTGTTCAAAAATCTATCAGATATAGATATACCGATAATAACACTAATTTACTTTTTTGTACATTATCACCATCATCCGCACCAACAAATAAACCAAACGCGGTTCCATTTATTGGACAACCAAATCAAAGTATAATAATTACAAATACCTTTTTTAACCCAATAACTTTAGATATTGAAATTGCGGAACACGACTTCTCAACAATAGCGATTGCGCTATATGGTAATCAAACCAAATCTATGGAAGATGGAATTTATACGTTATACGATAGAAGTAATAATATTTACAAACAATATAACTTATTTGAGGTTAGAGACCAATTTAATAAATTATTATATGAGGTTAGACAAGATAGAGGTAATAATATTGATTTTAGTAAAAACTTTACAAATATAACACAATAATGAGTACTAATAAATTTACCTGTCCACCACAAAAGGCTTCTGGAGAAGGAACATTTTCTGACAATTTAGTCGGATTACAACTTGTGCAAGGAGGTGGTTTAACTCAAGGTAATTTTGAGTTTGTACAATCTGTAACAGAAAAGACTAACAGAACTTTTAATACCGGTACTTTTTCAGACCCTATAAGTTTAGAATCTTTAGGTATTGATGATATAAATCAGTCTAAACAAATTGTTGAAAACAATTTTAAAGTATACCCAAACTTTGATTTAAGTAAGGTAACAAATTTTACACTATATGGTTCTTTATCTAAAAGATTATCTAGTTCAGTTATAAGTGTAATTAGTTATTTTCCCGCAGGATTAGTTTCGGCATTTTATAGGCCAACATTTGCAACAGGAGTTACGGCCACAGACGTTGAGTATAATGTAATTTCAAATGAAACAGGTTTTGATTTGGATATTATAAATTTAAGAAACCCTTTTGATATAGATTTTACAGTAAATTCAACACGAAATTTATCTTTAAAAGAAATTAAAGTATCTGATTTAAGAGATTTACCAAAACAGGCGGTAAAATATAATTTATATTACAAAGGTAATGCTTATCCCCTAACAAGGATAATCCCTACAAATTCTTTAACTTCAGGATTTTTAAGAGTTTTTGTAGATGGAGAACCATTTGCCGGAGAAACATATATATACGGAGATATAATTATACGACCAAACGACATGGAGGTTAATAAAGTGTTCAACGAGAATTTAGATGAAGTTGAAAACTTTCTATTAAATAGAAATATAAATCCAATTTATAGTGCGGT